GAACGGGACAAAGCACCCCCGATGTCACTCATAACTTCTTTGAATGAATCAGCCTCAGTGACAACCTGTTTCGAATTGACATATGCCACAATAGAATTGAGATCTGGTTCTGATGCCGGTGCACCAATGGCAAAGGGCACAGTTCGTGGACAAACACGAACCTCCAAGTAACAAATCGCTTGCCAATTGATGAGCGAAGCAGTTGTCGTCCCCAAACCCAAGAACCGAATTGTCGGCAACAATCCAAATTTTGACTCCGGATCTGAGTAATAATGCAAATGATTTGCTGCAAGATCAAACTCAGTGGATCGTGGAGTTGGACGTCCACGAACAGTGATGCCAGTGCGAACCTGTTCAACACCTGCATACAACTGCTCGTTGTAATGCGCATAAGTCGTCCAAGCAGCTGCTCCTGAGACAAGAGGTGTATGTTCGTAATGCCCGGCCTGCATCACGCCAGAGCCATAAGTCATGGCCCCTGCAAACCACAGTTTCAACCCACACGCAACTACCCTAAAGGGCGCTTTCAACGACGTTATCAAAGACTGGACAATTGAATCTTCTGACCAATTGGTCATAACATGGCCAGTTGGTGATTGGACATTGTTTCCTGGGTCATTACCTGTGGCGCAGACAACTCCTGGCTCAGACGCCGTTCCTGTTGGTGGTACAAGATAGACATAACCACTTGGAGCCACAGCCCCAGTGGTCCCACCATTTGCCGTGAGAACGATACCGATGGTATCGGGAGTTCCATCTGGAAATTTCGGGGCAATATCTTTCATATCATGCGACTCACGAAAAGGATTGGAAGCAGCGGCAGCCCACAACAAACCAGCCTCACCCATCCTGGGTCTAACATCTTGGACATTTCTTACAGGCTGAGGCCGTGGTTGTTGCATCACGATCTGTGGTCTCTGTTGCCGAAGCACCCGTGCATTCGTACTTGGTTTTTGGGAGGCTGGTGTTTGTCGTACAACTCTCTGAGGTTGAGGTTGTTGAGATTGTTGTCTGACAATACGAGGACGCCTCACCCGACGTGGCAACATCCGATTGCTCTGCATTCCTTGCTTGTTCATCATTCAACAACAACAAGATAGAAGAATAAGAAAATAATGAGAACAATTAGAAGCCCTGTCACACCACCCATTCCTCATTTGACAACGCTACAAAGCATTGTCAATTGCCACCCATGCTGGTCTTATCAAAGAATCCGAGCACAGGGATGGGGATGGAAATTCGGAAAAGCTAGGTAATTCATCAACATCTCCTCCATATCTTTTCCGATAAGAGTGGGCCGTTTCTTCCACATCAGGGGTTACATCCCACCTCTCCATTTCTAGGACATACCTCATAAAATAAGGAAGCTCAGAAACATCTTCCTGGCGAAAGTCGGCCAACCACCCTTTTCCTTGCCACACCTTCTCCAATTGATTCAACCAACCAATGACCATAGAATCAGGGGCGAAGCACAGTTTCCCTGCAACTATCATGGCTTTCCTCATTCGTTTTGACTGTGTCAAACCTCTCTGAGAGGTAGTTGCAAACAATTTCCCAAGAGCTTTTCCTGGCAAAGATGAAAAACAAAACAAAATCTCATTTTTCCCTTTGTCACGGACATCAGCCAAAATGAATCTTCCAGAGAGGAAAGTGGCATCATAAATCCCACCTTCTGTTGCCTTCACAGGGAAACCGATCTTCTCGCCATGTGCAATGAACATTCCAGCGATGTGTCTTTTGTCTTTGGAGCATAAAAGCACATCATCCCCAAAAACCAAAGCCACCACATCCTTTGTTAATTGATTTTCTTCAAGGAAATCCGAACACAACGCCATGTTCAAAAGAGTGTTTCCCACAGTTGTGTTGGAACTACCAGAAGCTTTGCCTCGATCTTTCTCAAGTCTGACCCCTTGTCGCGATTTGACACTTCCCGCTAAGTCATCGCGAATAGCTTCAAGAAGATCTTTGTCGTTTGGAAACAAGATTTTATAGTACTCAAAATCAAGTTGAGCTGAGATCGGGCCTTGAAATCCATCAAACTTTGAGCGGTCACCACTTACGAATCGCTTGTAACCTTGATCGTACAACATGGTGACTAACCTGGACAGTTCCAACGGAGATAAAGATGACACCCAATAGACTGGCAAGACTGGATCTTTTGATTCAATGCACTCTTGTGTCAACAGGGCTTCTGCCTTTGCTAATGAGTAAAGTTGAGGCCCCATTTTCATATGCTGCAGATAGGATATCGGCATAAATCCTCTTTCAACAGCTTCAAGATGTTCATACTTGCCGTCGACTGGAGTCATAGCTGCTGCCTTCTCTTTCTTCACCTCAAACCTTTTGTCTGTGATTTCCCCTTTGATACCACACAACTCTTTCTCCAACATCTCCACTGATGTTGTTTTCAAATGTCTTTTCCACTTCTCGAAATCAGCAGCCAAATGATCTTTCAAAAGTGAGACACGACGTCGTGTGTGATTTGACGCAAGAAACCGAGTGACTGTTCGAGCAAAGAACTTTTCCTGATTCTTTGGCGCTTCAAGTCGATAACGTCTCATAGCACTCAAAGTAGCCTTCTGATCTCGGACGAAGGTAGAAGGCACGTTGTTTGCATCGACAGGGCCCAAAATGTAAACCCCGTCCTTCTGCCCCACATCCTCAGGAGTATCTTCTGTTTTCTCAACGGAATTATAGACTACTGGTTTCGGAGCGTCTGGATCAACAGGCAAAGGTTTGTATTTTGGCCTCCTTTCATGTGCAACAATAACATCAGCGGAAACGTTTGTTTGGTCTTCTGTCCCCAAATGCATCACATGGGGACTCTTGAGGGCATCAAAGAATTCAGAACCACGTGTGTACAAACTCTGAATAAATTCTTTGAGGCGTGTTGAATTCAGATAAAGCACTAAACAAACGATCGCAACAATTGCAAAGAAACAAACCTTTGAGAAAAGACGAGACCATGAAATCTCGTTGTTTGCCGGAAGCCCATCAAAAGAATTTTGATCATACGACAACAGAAATGAAAGCCAAATATCATTT